GTGGTGCCTGGCGTTGTCTCACGCCTCGCCCCGTCAAACACTGGATTTAAAGGAAATCTCTTTAATAATTTCTGATGATCTAATTTTTTGTTGGCTAAGTCAGGAACAGATATTTTGAAAGTTCCAGTTCCTGTTGCATCTACAAAATCACCGTTTACAAGATCAGGTAGAGAGTTTGCAAGACGAATATTATTTGAACTTACACGACTTACATAATAATTCTTACCATCAATCAACTGACCTAAGAAACCACTGATGACATTATATGTGACAACTTCTCCAGAATAAAATCCATGATCAGCAGCACCCTCTGTTACCTGTATCAACTGTATAACGTCGCCGCCAGTGGCGCCAGTCCACGTTACAGAACGGTCTGGTGCAACTATAGGTTCGTTACCTAAACTTGGAATTGATGGTGAGGCAACATATACATGAGGATGTGGTGGTAGTGCGAGTGCATTCTCACTATCATGATCGTACACATTTTGAACATCAGTTGTGTATTTTGTAATATTATCATGAAGAGAACTATTTCCTCTCTTAATTCTTCTACGAATAAATGCAAAATTATTTTCAGCAACGCTAGGTAAATCACCTAGTATTAAAGTTGAACTACTAACTACACTTAAAACACGTCCTAGTGCAACAAACTTGGATTGACCATCTAAAACCTCAACTGCATCTTCTTCTAAAAATCCATGATCAGATAGAGTTGTAATATTAAAACTACTACTTGATTGTCTTACAACGGTTTTTGGAGTAAATTTAACGGATGTGTTATAAACATATGATCCAAAATTAGCATCCTCTGAACTTTTGTAAACTCCAAATGTTCCAACCTTAACTTTATCTCCTTTATTAAAGTAAAAAGTCTCATCAGGTATTGGAAAGTCTTTTAAAACACCTGTAATTAAAACTTCAATTTTATTTACCGCACTTGCAAAAGAATACCCATATGCAACATTATTATATCTTACATCATCACCAACACTTAAAGCATCACGAGCTGTGTCTACTCCCACAAATTGATTTGAAGTTTTATCTGTATAACTAACAATTCCAGATATACTCGCTGTTGGTAGTGACAAAGAACCACTTGTAGGAAATCCAACTGTAGTATCAACCGTGATGACAGTTGAACCAAGTGATACTGAGTCAACAATTCGAGTTCTGCCTGGAACTACAAAATTACCATCTATTGAATCTTTCGATACACTTATTTGATAATAATGCTCTCCACCATATATAAAATCCTTAACATCTGATATTGCACCAGAAGCACCTTGAATATTCTTATCGTCCTCATCTGCATCTTGAACGAGTGTGGATCCTCTTAAATCATGAGGGTTGCCTGTAATTGGTTTAACTACAAAATCCTGTGCAAATCCATAATCAGCATCAGAGGGTTTAATTAAAAAATCAGATGGTTTAATAATATTAACTTCTTCACCATACAATGCTCTGAATAAAATCTTATATGACTCCTCTGTCCCTTTTGTTTTATAAAAATCTTTTATTTGACGAATAAATTTAACTTGATCTAAATCACTATCTAAAGTTCTGTTTTCAAAACCACTTGCATAAGTTGTTTTTAATTTATTAAAAAACTCACGAATAAAAAGATTTGATAAGTTATGAACTTTTGAACCACCAGTGTGAGATGCACCTACAGTTGTGTTAAATGATAATAAGTCGGGTCTTGTCGGTTGATCCATTGCATCAACACCACTAAATCCACGAACACATCCAGTAAACGATGTAGTTCCAATACCTGTGTAAGTAATAATTTCATCATCAATTTTAAGTAATCCATATTTACTTGGATAACCTTTTGTTGAATCTACAAAAATTGTAGATGAAGTTGATTCAGTATTTGTAGTTAATCCTGTATATTCAGTAAGTGCAGCACCAACATAAGTTTGTAATTTAGTATATCGATCAATATTCTCAGTAATATTTGTAGGGCCGCCTTGATATTCTTGTGAAATATAATACTGCTTCATAAAGTCCACAAAAAGTGGACTTTCTGCCTGCACAAACTCAGGTAACTGATTTTCAATTACCTGATTAATTTCAACTCTTTGTATTGAGGTATCTATCATTAATATCCGCCGCCAGAACTAGATCCACCGCCGCCACCAGATGATGTGGTTGTAGTAGTGGTTGTACTTGATGTTGTAGTTGAAGTTCCGTAAGTTGCACCAGTAGTTGTTCTGGTTGCAGTTGAGGAGGCGGTTGATGGGAGAATCGTAGCAACTGTTGAAACTGGAGAATTTGATTTTCTTGTGAAAGTTGGCATATAATAACTGTGAGTATGAACAAATCTTGATCCAGAGGTGTTTTCACCTGACGCAATTAAGTCAGTAATCATATTAATTGTCGTATTTGTCATGTCAAATTTAACATATAAATCTCGAAGACCAACAATGTCATTTGAATGTGGAATCGCTTGAATTTCAATCACGTTATTTGTAATCACTGTTGAAAGTATGTTTACAGTATCTATAAGAATTTCACCATGCATATAATCCACTGTCCCAGCGTTTTTCTTAATTATATTTGGAGTTCCACCTTCTTCATATGTAAAAAAGAATATTCGACCTTTTTCACGATTAATTACCTCATCAGCAAGGTAAACAGTTCCTGTAACACCCTCAATTGTGAATCCTGTAGAAACCACATTGTAAGAACTTTCTTGAGTGTGGAATCGATTACCATAACAAACCTCATACTGAGCAAAATCTCCTAAAACTGCTTTTAAATTACGACGAATTTTAACTAAAGTAATATTTGATGTGATTGATGAATCAACACTATCAATTAACGACACAGCTTTACTATATCTAAATCTTCCACCAAACTTATTCACATCTATTGAACGTGAATATTGACCTAAAGCATTTGAAATGTCACTTTTAAGATTACTTGGAGTATCATTCAAACTTGGATTGTAATATGGATTTGCTTCAAGTTCAACATACAAATATTTCAAATCAACAAATTCTGGCACAATTCCAGCAACTGCATAACTCTTTAATCTCTGTATTAACTCTCTTTTTGTCTCATCTGATAAGAAATCACCATTTCGAGGTTTTACTGAGATAAAAACTTTACCAAAACGAGGTGGATTCATTTCTTCACCACCAAAAGCGCTTACAGACTCCACATTTGGATAGATGTAACCTAAAACTGACTCATAATCAGATGCCGTGACTGCACGATACTGAGAAGAGTAAATTCGAGGTGCATAATACTTAATTGAAGAAATAGATTCAATTTCATCACCATCTCGTGATTTTTCATCAGTTGTAACTAGTGAAATATTGTTTGCATCTATAGCTGCACCGTCTTGATTTGTAATATTTCCTACAAAACTGAATTCTGAAGCACCATTTCCATCTCTACCAGAACTTGTAACATAAGTTACGGTAATATAGTTGTCATTTGAAAGTTTTTTACCAATTGTGTTGTCACCAAAGATTAATTCATATCTTTCATCTTCAATTTCTTGTAAAAGATAAGAAGCAGTTGTAGAAGTGACTCCAACAATGTTGTCAATTTGTTGATAAGTTACTGAAGATGTTGAATTGATATTTGCTCTTACTTTAACTTTAATTGTAGATGTATCAATGAAAGAATTATCAAGAATAAATCTCTGATTGAATAAAGATGAATTATAAGTGAAAGTTTCTGTTATCAGAGTTCCTTCATAAATTTCAATATTATTAAAATCAGCAAAACCATCCACAACAGGCACTGTAATGTCTTCTGGAATTGAAAATATGTTATTTGTACCTGTTCCAGCACCATTACAAACAATACCAGTGTTTAAAGTGAGAGTTGATGTCTCTGTAAGTCCAGATACGTTAAATGATATATTTGCTCTTGCAGATCTTCTCGATCTTGGTACATATCCAATGTTTCTGGCAAGCGCAACAACATTTTCTCGAAGTGTTGCAGAGTCGAGAAAACATTCATTCGCTGCCATATTTGTATTATATGCAGTAATGTATGTGTTATATGCTAATGCATCAATAATTATTGAAAGGTTTGAACCCTCAAAGTCATAATCAGTAAAATTAGTGTTAGACCTCAGATAATCTCTGATAGACGCTTTTATATCGTCAAAATCTAAATTTACATATTGACCGAAAGCCATTATACTCTAGCTGGGAAAAGAACAACGTCTACTGCTTGTGATGGTGCTGAAATTCCAGTAATATCATACTGAATCGTTACATTTAATTCATGACTATCATTTGGATTTGACACCGATACTAAAACATTACTTATTCTTGGTTCATTATTAAGTAAAACTGAACTAATCTCATCAGAAATTTTAGTTTCATTGAAATTAGTGTCTAATTCAAACAAAGCACTATTTAATTTTGAACCAAAAAGAGGTAAAAAAGGTTTTTCACCAAGAATTGTAAAGATTATGTTCTTTACAGATTGCTTGATTGCATCTTCATTCTTAATCACAACCAAATCATTCGTCACTGGATGACGTTTGAATGATAAATTGATATCTTTGAATGCCTTTGAAGCCACTATTTACACAAAAAGTTTCTTATTTTTATTTATACCGCTTTTTTTATCTTTTTACGACACGAATTCGATATTTTTCTGATTCTAAAGCGTTAATAATATATTTAGCGCTAATTCTTGGGTCTTTTTCGCCGCAAGTGAAGAAATCTGCGTTCATTCGACCAAATTCAGGCCAAGTATGACAAGAAACATGACTTTCGGCGAGTGCAAAAAGACATGTAACACCACATGGACTGAATTTATGTGTATATTCGTTCA